CAACTTACTGCAAGAGCTAAAAAGGCTGAAGAGGAACTTAAAGCCCTTAAAGCTAGACCTCAAGAAAATAATAATAACAACTCACAACTTTCAGATGAACTTAAGCTGATTGCACGAGGTCTGTCAGATGAAGAGATTGAGCAAGCTAAAGTAGTTGCTAAGGGTAAGGGAGTACCTCTCTTAGAAGCGATTAAAGATCCTTTGTTTACTATCTATCAAGGAGACTTGAAAGATAAGAAACGTAAAGAGGATGCTAAACTCGGTGCTTCAAAAGGTTCTGGCGAAACTCAAGAAGAGATAACTGGAACTGAATCTGGTTCAACTCGTGAAGAACACGAAAAGGCATTCAACAAGTTGATGGGTAAAAAATAATGGCATTTCCGACAACGTCAGAGACTTCAACGACTCTGGCACAACTAATCCCTTTACTTTGGGGAGAAAGAGTTAATGACTTTTTCAAATTAAAGTTAATGATGGCTGACTTCTTTACCAACAGAAGTTCAGAGTTAGCAGACGGAGGTTCGGCTCTTTATACGCCTAACTTGACCGAGATGAGTGCGAACGCTAAAAGCAACGCTACTGCTGTAACTTTGAATGCTCCAACAGAAACAAAGATTACTTTGACTGTTGATCAGTGGTATGAGGTATCGTTCGCTATCGAAGACAAAGAAGCCGCACAAGTAAAGCGTTCTTACTACTTACAAGAAAAGTATGCAATGAATGCAGGATATACTATTGCCAAAAAGTTAGAAGTAGCAATCGCAACCCTATTTAGTTCATTTAACACAGCGATTGGTTCTTCACTATTGACTTTAAGCGACAGCATAATCCGACAGGCAATTGCACAACTTCAAACCACAGGTATTGACACTACACAAGATGTAGCATTCTTCGTCAATCCAGTAGTATTTTGGAAGCACATTCAGAATCTTGACAAGTTTAGCTTAGCCATTAACTCACCAGTTAATGACCCAACAGGCAAGTCACCAAGAGCTACGCTTTATGGCATTCCAGTATATGTAACTAATAATATTCAATACGTCTCAGGTACAACGGGACTATGGAATACATTAGCACATAAGGATGCTATCCATTGGGCAATCTCTCCATTAGGAGAAGGAGGTTCACAATCCAATGCGACAGGAACAAGAATGACTGGAAAATACGGAGTTCGTATCCAATCTAGTTATATCCCTGACTATCTTTCGACTCTTACAACCGCAGATTTACTCTATGGTGTAGTTGAGAACAGAGATAATGCAGCAGTATCTATTGCGACAAAAGAACTATAATAATTAAAGCGTAATTATCCCTTTGGGTTGGCAGGTCATTCCGCTAAACCCAAAAGGAATGACGATAATTTATGGCAGTAGTAATTAGTCCGAATATAAAAAAAACAAGTGAAAGGATTGACGTTCAAGGCAATATTATCAATCCAAGAACGAAAAAAGTTATCCAATCAAATCAAACCGAGTACATCCCAACACCAGAAGAAGTAGCAAAAATCGCACCAGAAGCACCACAAGTCGCTACAGTGCAATCAAAACCAAATGTTGGTGCATTGTCTATCTTAGACCAAATCAAGCAAGCAGAGGACAATTTAAAGGCTTTAAAGGAACTGAAAAAGCTCAAAATAGCCGAGAAGAAGGCAGAATTAGAACTTTTAGAGCAATGAGAGTATATTTTGTGAGGTGCGGGAATCTTAACGGATGTTATAACGTAAGATGCTTATTTCCTCTTCAAGCGAATGGTTGGGATGGCGACAGGACTTCATTCAAGTTAGATGGTAAGACACCAGAAGATAAATCAAAAGCAGCAACTAACGCAGACATAGTAGTGTTTCATCGACCCGATAGACCTCAACTACTTGAGTTGGCAAGAATACTAAAAAAAGAGGGAAAGAAGATTGTCTTTGATAATGATGATACTTGTAAGGATACAGCAGGATTTAAGTTTAACGAGTATTTTGACGAAAAAAGGCTTGAAGCAGGACTTGAAAAGATGAACGATAGTTTAGACTCATTTATTAAAGAAGCAGATCTTATAACTTGTACAACAGATTTTTTGAAGAGGGAATACGAAAAGATAAATCCCAATGTAGTAGTTTTACCAAATTGTATTGATCCATTTTACTTTCCTGAACCTGAAAGAAATGAAACAGATTTAGTGCGTATTGGAGTTACAGGAAGCGTAGGTGTTACAAGCGATTTAGAACCTTTAAAACCCATTATAGATCATTACCAGAATGACCCCAGAGTGAGGTTAGTTATATTTTCACTACCGCCTCACGGACAGAATGATATTTACAAGGAACTGTATGTGGATGAATATGCTTACTGGCAGAGTGTAAATGCAGAATGGCATCCATTTTCAGAAGTAGACGAGTATTACGATGTTCTAAATGAACTCAAGCTGGATATGGTGATTATTCCCCGATACGATAGTTTATTTAACAGATGCAAGAGTAATCTGAAGTTCTTAGAAAACTCAATGTTAGAGATACCTACCATAGCTCAGAGCTTTCCAACTAAGGATAGCCCTTACGAGGTAAATCCCGAAGACACAAAGCACCTTTTGTTAGCTACCGATACTGCAAGCTGGATAGAACAAATTGAGAAACTGATTACTGATAAAGATGACCGCAGAAAGCTTGGCAAAGATGCTTATGATTACGTATTGGAAAACTACGATATAAACAAAAAAGCACATTTATGGAAAGAAGCATACGAAAAAATAAGATAGTGTTCTTTCAAGGAGCGTTTGATATTTTACACAGGGTTTGAACAGGATGGATTTAAATGTGAAGTTCATCTATGTAAAAAGTGTTATAAAATTTAAAGTAAACTATGGAATATCCAAAAGTTATCAAATTAGAAAACGAAAAGTTAAAAAAACTACTTGAAGAAAAGGGAGAGCTTATTATGAAGGGTAGGGCTAAGTCAGATGAGATTGTTGAACTTGATAAGCAAATGAGTGAGATTGACCAACAAGTTCAGGAAGAAGAAAAAAAGGTAGACGTTAATGACTTAAATGAGAGAGCTAAGGTGATTACTGAGAAGGTAAATGAAGCGATTAAGGAAATGGAAGCAGTAAAGAAAGAGATATACGACCGCATGAAAGCTCAAGTGCCTGCGGAACTTCACGCTAAGTATGACAGTTTTAAAATGCTGAAAGATGACGCAGAAACAGAAAGGAATAAATACGCCTTAAAAGCTCAAAAGTACAATCACAAGATTATCCCTCTTAGTAAGAAATTGATGAAACCTTTTATTGAGGACGAGTACGAGGATTACGATAGTTTAGGACTTGAGAATGGAGAAATAGTGTGTTCTTTATTCAGTCATTTAAATGATTTTAAAATTAACTTCGCTAAGAAAAAACAATAATGCAGTTCAACGATACTTCAACAGGTACAGGTGCAGTCCAAGAAGTCTACGACATCTGTCAGGCAGATACTAATTCCTATCCTTTAAAATCAGTAACGAGAAGGGTGAACGTAGCTTTGGATAGATTCTTTACCTTAGCTTTTCAGGCTGACGGAAGGTGGGCTTATGATGACCCAAACTACGACACAGTTCCCATTCAATCAATTAACTTGGTATCAGGCACACAGTCGTACAATATTGGTGACTTCACTTCAGAAGTGATAAATCTTTTAAGAATTGAAGCTAAAGACTCTTCAGGGAATAACATACTCTTACGAAGGTTAGACAGAAGTAAACTTCAAAGTACCGCTTTAACTAATTATCAAACTACCGCAGGAATTCCGAATGAGTATGACTTAGCAGGAGAGTTTATTTATCTCTACCCTAAGCCAAGTTATAACTCTACTAACGGATTAACTATTTACCTTGAAAGAAACAAAAGCGAGTTTTTATACACCGATACGACAAAAGTTCTCCCAGTGCCTTCAATATTCGTGCAGTATATTTGTCGCTACGCTTCACTTCCTTACTTAATAGAATTTCAAAAAGGTCAAAAGAACGATATTGCCGCTCAAATCGCTACTGATGAGGTTGCTATATTAGATTACTTTGGACACCGAGAGAAGGATAATACGACTATACAAACTAAATTTAGAAGACCAAGATGAGAAAACCTATCACTATATCATCCATATTTGAGGGAATGATGCCAAGTGCCAATTTTGGGAGTGAAAATGAGTTTTTATCAAGTATAGGCATAGACCCAGATGTTCCCACAACGGATGACTCTTCTGATATAAAAACAGGAGGATTTATTCGTCCTGTATCTTACGCTGCTTTTTCGGGAAGCGAAATCAACGCACCTGCCATTGCTATTATTACTACTCCTAAAAGCAATATGACTTGGGTAATACTCTCTAATGGCAAGATTGTAGCTTATACAAGTGCTTTAACTTCTGCTGCCGCTTCTTCTATTGGTTCAGTCAGTGCAGGTACTGCTCGTGGTGCGTGGTACTACAACAATTACATTTATATCACTACTTCTACTAATGTGGCACGTGTAGGACCTCTGAATACTTTACCTTATGATGGACAAACAGGAAACTTTACAGCAGGACTTATTGTAACAGGTGCAACTTCTGGGGCTACGGGGATGATAGTATCTGATGTTGATGCAGGAGCAACAGGAACTTTGACTCTTTCACAAATTAGTGGAATGTTTGTTGATAACGAGACAATCACTGATACTTCAACAGGGAGTGCTGTTGTTAACAGAACATTCGCTTCGCTTATAACGGATGGCGTATGGACAGCCGTAGCTTTAGGTAGCCAGACTGCATTAACGGACTCAGGTTATCCTACAACTTTATTCTCAATCGGCTATCTTAACCACTTTGGGATAACTCACGTTGACGACCAGTCATACTTTATAGACTATAAAAACGGCATAGGGTATTTACACACTATTAGCACTACCAAAACAACGAATGAGGGAGATACTAATGACGGTTCAACTTACGGAGTTCTTGATCTACCAACAGGATATGCACCAGTAACTTTATCTTCTTTTGGAAACGACATCGCTGTCGCAGCTACGCCTACAAGTGATACTACAATTAATCAAGGCAGTGCTAAATTATTTCTTTGGGATACCACTTCAGTGTCTTTTTACCGTGCTATATCTTTGCCAGACCCTATTTGCTCTATCTTAAAGTATGTTAATGGGACACTTTATGGCTTATCAGGTTCACTTAATGGAGGTTATAGACTGTGGAGATATGTAGGAGGAGATGCCATTGAAACCCTCAAGATTATAGAAGATGGTTATCCTCCCTTACAAGGTGCAGCAGATTTTGTCGGAAATAGGATTGTCTGGGCAGCTAACACTACTATACCAATAATATCTTCAGGACTTTATGCGTACGGAAGCAAATCGGATTTATTTCCAAAAGGTCTGCATCATATAGCAATTTCAGGTTTTCAATAAAGTGGCACTTCCAACCTACGCTTCTTCACTAATAACCGCAGTTGGTAAAGTAGAGCAGAAGTTGCCTTTTCCTACCTACATTATGGGTGGACGCAATGCTTCAACTTACCAACTCTTTAAGAAAAGCACTACATATGTTTTTAATAACTGGCGTTCTCCTGTATACCAAATTGGTAAAAACTTTGATATTTTAGAGATTACGTTTCCTATCATTCCTGATATGACTACGAATATGAGTATTATCCCTGTTCTCTATTTTGATAACGAAGATACAAACTCAGTAGGAATAACTATTAACCCAACTAATTACCCTAATTCGGAACGACTAATTAAACTAACGTCAAAGAACTTTTCAAATAGTGTGCATGGGCGGAACAACTTTTTCTTAGAATTACAATTTCAAGGTAGTGCATTAGCCGTGGTCGGGCTACCGATAAATATAGAGTTAGAAGTAGAAGAAATATAATGTCAGGTATAACAATAACGGCTGATTCAGCCACACAATTTGAAACAGGAGCTGCTGAATATAACTCATCTTGCAGATTAGATGATAATACTTTTTTAGTAGCTTACCGAGATAATAATGATGGTAACAAAGGTAAGGTAAATGTTGGTACTCGTTCTGGTATTACTCCGACTATTAGTGAAAGTAATGCTGTAATTTTTAATAATGATGATACTAAATTTGTTACCATAAGACCATTTAGCTCTACTAAGTTTGTTATTAGTTATACTGA